CGCGGTTTGATCAGCATGTTTCTGGTCAAGCTCTAGCGTATGAGCATTCAGTCTACAACGATGTGTTTCGGTCTAAAGAGCTTAGGAGACTGTTGGGGTGGCAGCTACACAACCGCGGGTTCGGTCGTGTCGGGGAGACGCTCCTTAAGTATGAAGTTAAGGGGTGCCGCATGTCGGGTGATATAAACACCGGCATGGGCAACTGCCTGATTATGTCATCTATTGTGTTGGCTTATTTTGAGCATGTTGGGATGGAGGCTCGCCTCGCCAACAATGGGGACGATTGTGTAGTGATTTGTTCACGCAAGAGCCTCCATATGTTGGATGGCATTGACGCGTGGTTCACTGAGTTCGGTTTTAAACTTACTCGTGAGCCTGTGGTCGATGTCTTTGAGCGCATTGAGTTCTGCCAAGCACAACCCGTTTGGGTTGGTGATGCCTACAGAATGGTGCGCAACCCCTGGACAGCTATGTCCAAGGATTGCGTGTCGTTGCTGGGGTGGGCCAATTTGGGCGAGTTCAACACATGGAGGGATGCAATCGGAGTATGTGGTCTTGAGTTGACTCGAGGTGTACCTGTCTGGGAGTCATTTTACCAGGCTATTAAGCACACCGGACAGTTGGTTGGGGGGGTATCTAGAGTATATGATAGTGGATTGGGCTATATGGCCACTGGCGTTAGAGGTGGGCGGGTATCTGATCGTGGGCGAGTCTCCTTTTGGCGCGCTTTCGGAATAACACCTGACCTGCAGATCGCTATGGAGCAATCATGGCCAGCAATACACTACGATGACCTTCCCCCCCTGACTAATTTTACAGATTGTCAATACAGTTCCAACCCACTTAAATGGTTAGCAAGAAACAAAGAAAAACTATGAACAAGGTAGACCGTGCGCGGTCGGGGTATCGCGCACCACGACCAAACCTACGAGTCGCATCCATGACCGATACAGGTACTAAGATTAATAGCACTTTCATAACACAGATTGTGGCTACCGGAGCAGC